TAGCGACCTGATGGCTGACATGTATTTCCCGCTTGTGAACAGCACGCAGCCGGCCACCGAACAACTGGCTGCCGACCTGGTCATCAGTCAGAAGCGCATTGGCGGCCTGCAGGGCGTCACCGTGCCCTACTTCCCGCCCAACGCGCTGATGATCACCAGCCTCGACAACCTCTCGCTCTACTACCAGAACGGGGGCCGTCGCCGCACCATCGTCGACAACGCCAAGCGCGACCGCATCGAAAACTACGAGTCCTCCAACGACGACTACATCGTCGAGGACTACGGACTCGTTGCCGTCGCCGAGAACATCACCTTCGTCCCGTAACAGGACGCAGGCAAAAGCCCCCCGACAAGCAAGAAGGGGTTTTCCAGAAATTTATGGAAAACCCCTCCAGCGCCCCGTCGGGAGGCTTTCACAAGCGCCCACCCAACCCGGAGCTCACCACAACATGACCCAACTTTCCCCCGCCAAGCGCCACATGCAGCGCCACACCGCCGCCAGCCTCCAAGCCGCCACCGCCGCCGCCCAGCCCGACCGCCAGTTCGCCAACGCCCACGAACTCCAGCTCCTCCAGCTCGCCGACCACCGCCGGCAGCTCAAGGGCATCCAAAGCATCGAACGCAAGATCGAACTCAAGGCCACCCTGCTGCCCCTCTACGACGCCTGGATCGACGGCAGCCTGCAGGCCGACCACGGCGCCCAGGACGAAGTGCTCGCCACCCTGCTGCTCTGGCACATCGACTGCGGCAGCTACCCCCGCGCCCTGCAAATCGCCGAATACGCCCTGCGCCACAACCTCGTCATGCCCGACCGGTTCGAGCGCACCCTCGCCTGCGTCCTCGCCGAAGAAGTCGCCGACGCCCAGCTCAAGGCCTCTGATGCCGGAAAAACAATCGACTACCCCACCGTCGATCGCACCGTCACCCTCACCGACGGCCACGACATGCCCGACGAAGTGCGCGCCAAGCTCCTCAAGGCCCGCGGCGTCGCCCTCGTCGGCGCTGGCCAGCTCGAGTCAGCCCTTGCCGACCTGCGCCGCGCCCACCTGCTCCACGAAAAGTGCGGCGTCAAAAAGCTCATCGAAACCACCGAACGCGCCCTCAAAAAGCTCACCGACCCGGCCCCCGAAGCCAAGGCCAAGCCCGCCGCCAAGCCTGCCGCCAAGGCCGACACCCCCGACACAGCCAGCCCCGGCCCCACCGCCGCAGCCGGCTAAACCGAGCGTACCCCGCGAGCCGGAGGCGGGCGGGGCCGAGTGATACCCAAAATTCACAGACGCCCCGCCCCCACCTCCACCCACCCGGACCAGACCCATGCCCAGCCCCTTCGTCGCAGTCGGCACCCCCGAAGCAGAACAAACCGACATCGAAAACGGCAGCTGGTGGCCCGCCGTCTCGCCCACCACCGCCCGCGACCTCATGAAGCTCGACGGCACCGTCACCGACGGCCGCCTGCGCGCCGCCATCATCACCGGCATGGGTGAAGCCAACTGGCAGCTCAAAGCCTGGCGCGACGCCCAGGTAGAGGCCGGCTACAGCTCCCTCGCTGCCGTTCCTGCCGACACCATCGACGGCACCAGCCTCAAAGTTACCCAGTACCACCGCGCCGTCATCTGCATCGCCGCCGCCACCCTCATCGAGCGCTACCGCAGCATCGACACCAGCCGCCAAGGCATCGCCACCGCCGGCATTCTCGAAGAGCCCATCGACGATCTGCGCCGCGACGCCCACTGGGCCCTCAACGACATCCGCGGCAACCCCCGCAGCACCATCGAACTCATCTAGCCATGGCTACCACCGTCAAGGCCCACCAAGGCGACACCCTCGACCAGCTCTGCCTGCGCCACCTCGGCGCCACCGCCGGCATCGTCGAACAAACCCTTGCGCTCAACCCCGGCCTTGCCGACATCGGCCCCATCCTCCCCCTGGGCCACGCCGTCCAGCTGCCCGCCCAGCGCGACACCCGCGCCGCCACTACCACCCGCCTCAAACTCTGGGACTGAAACCAATGAGCGACCCCATCACCGGCCTACTCGCCGCCCTCTGGAAGCTCATCGGCGGCGTCCTGCCCGCCGCGGCCGGCGCCCTCATCAGCCTGCGCCTCAACACCGCCGACCTGTCTTTCAGCAAGCGCCTCATCGCCTTCCTCGCCGCCTTCGCCCTCGGCCACTACCTCGGCGCCGCCGTCGCCCAGCAATACGCCCTCGAAGGCCCCAAGGCCGAAGCCGCCTCCCTCGTCATCGCCCTGTTCGGCCTCAACCTCGTCGCCATCCTCGCCGCCCAACTCCCCAGCCTCTTCGAACTCGCCAAGCGCCGCATCCTCGGAGACACACAATGAACCACCCCTTCCTCGCCCTGCTGCAGCTCGCCCTCCTCGCCGCCTGCATCCTCGTCGAACTGCACCCCCGCATCCGCACCGGGGGCATCGCCGGCAGCGTGCTGGGGCTCATTGCCATCTACCTCGTCATCTACTGGGACACCCCGGCCGGCCTCCTCGAATACCTGCTAACCGCCCTCGTCCTCGTGCTCGTCGTGCTTTTCGCCCGTGCCCGCACCCTGCCCGAAACCCATACCGCCGACCCGATGAGCGGCTGGCGCATTACCCCATGACCAGCCCCGGCCTCCCTGACGGCTGGCGCCGCACCGGATACGACACCATCGGCAATGCCGACGGCTACCGCATCAGCAAACAGCACGTCACCAACTTCACCGGCACCCACCCGTACTACGGCGCCCACACCCCGTGGGGCGGCTTCCTCGGCGCCTTCCCCGAACTCCCCGACGCCACCCAGGCCTGCAGCAACATGGCCGCCACCTGCGCCGCCGCCCGCGCCTGAACAACCATGCTCAAACCTGCCCAACTCCGCCAACACCTCGAAACCGCCAGCGAGTGGCTCCTCGGCAACCCCGAAAAGCTCATCGTCAACATCGAAGCCGGCCACCTCCGCCTCACCGGCGCCGCCTCCCGCTCCTTCGAGTACCGCTACACCCTCACCCTCACCCTGCTCGACTTCCCCGGGCACCCCACCGCCCTGATGGTCCCCCTCATCCAGTGGATTGAAATCAACCAGCCCGAACTCATCCTCAACCCCAGCCTGCAAGAAAACGGCCTGCGCTTCGACGTGGACATCCTCGGCCACAACACCGTCGACCTCGCCATCAAGCTCCAACTCACCGAGCGCGTCCGCGTCCAGTTCAACCCAGACGGCACCCACACCGCCGAACACCTCCCCGAACCCTTCGACCCCAACGCCGACATCACCTGGACAGTCGAATTCGCCCGGCCCGAGATCAATCCCAACTGGCCCAACGTTTGAGCCATGGACACCCTCACCCCCCGCCTCGCCGCCCTGCTGGCCACCCTCACCCCCACCGAGCGCACCCGCCTCGCCCGGCGCATCGGTGCCGACCTGCAAAAGGCCAACGCCAAGCGCATCACCGACCAAACCAACCCCGACGGCACCCCCTACGTCCCCCGCAAGCTCCAGCCCAAGCGCTACCCCGCCGCCCAGGGAAAAATCCGCCTTGCCCTCTTCGACAAGCTGCGCCGCCCCAACCGCCTCAAGATCCGCGCCGCCGCCCCCGGCCTCGCCGAAGTCGGCTTCTCGGCCAAAGACGAGCGCATCGCCCAGTTCCATCACTACGGCCTCACCGATTCCGTAACCCCTCGCCTGCGCATCCGCTACCCCATCCGGCAGCTGCTCGGCATCACCCCCGACGACACCCGCAACATCGCCGACACCATCCTCAAACACCTCGCCGGGAGCTGATGGTTGTTTCCCCGGGCGGATAACAACCACCCAGAACCACCCCCTCACGCGCGCGCGGCATCCTGACCGGAATCCCCCACCGGACACGCCGCCATGTCCCTCGAAGACCTCCGCTTTACCGTCGCCAAGTTGCACCTCAAGCCGGGTGACACGCTGCACCTGACCGTCTCCCGAAACGTCGATTACGAAGAGCGCAACGCCCTGCGCGACCAGCTTTTCCGCATCCTCCCGAAAGGCGTTTCCGTCATCGTCCTGTCGCCTGACTACGGCCTCACCGTTACCCCGGCCTGACGCATGGACACCCTCACCGACATCGTCGAACTCAGCCGCCGCCTCGCAAACCTGGTGCGCATCGGCACCGTGGCCCAGTTCGACCACACTAACGCCCGCATCCGTGTGCACACCGGATCGCTCACTACCACATGGATTCCCTGGCTCACCCTCCGGGCCGGTGACACCGCCACCTGGAGCCCGCCCAGCATCGGTGAACAAGTCCTTCTGCTCGCCCCCTCCGGCAACCTCGAACAAGCCGTGGCCCTGCCCGCCCTGTACGCCGACGCCCACCCGGCCCCCAGCACCAGCGCGGACGAACACATCACCGTTTACCCCGACGGCGCCCGCATCGCCTACAACCACAGCACCGGCGCCCTCACCGCCACCGGCGTGAAAACCGCCCTTGTCGAAGCCGCCGTCAGCGTCACCCTCGACACCCCCATCACCACCGTTACCGGTCAGCTGATCGTGCAAGGCCTGCTTACCTACCAGGCCGGCCTCGCCGGTACCGGCGGCGGCCCCGGCACCGTCATCACCGGCAGCATCGAGCAAACCGGCGGCACCCTCACCAGCAACGGCGTGGCCCTGGCTACCCACACCCACGGCGGCGTGCAAACCGGTGGCGGCCGCACCTCGGGCCCCGCGTAATGAGCACCTACATCGGCCTCCACCCCACTACCGGCGCCGGCACCCTCGACGCCGCCCAACTGGCCGTCAGCCTGCGCGACCTGCTCACCACGCCCATCGGCTCCCGCCTCATGCGCCGCGACTACGGCTCCCGCATCCCCGACCTCATCGACGCCCCGCTCAACGGCACCACCCTGCTGCGCCTTGCCGCCGCCAGCTACATCGCCATCACCCGCTGGGAGCCGCGCCTGCAAATCAGCCGCATCCAGTTCCAGCCCAGCCCCACCCAGCCCGGCCAGCTCGTCGTGCAACTCACCGCCACCCGCCTCGAC